GACATCCTGTTTTGTCAGGGCAAACTCAATCGTCTGCTCATTCGGCTTGCCTAACTTCCACGTGTACTTGGTATCGCAGAACTCACATTGGCACTTGCATCCCTGAAACCGCACGAACACGGAAGGCTTTTTGTCAGAGTGCGGACAAGTACCGTCAGTTTTGAAAAGTGACCGCAGTCAAAAAGATGGGCAATCAGGAGAAAGGTATTTCAGAAGAAGGCGACTGCGGTCATTGGAAACGACCCGCACATTTGAGCATCGTTGAGAGGCTTGACGGGTTCTGGTCATGAAAAAAGCCCGCCGGAGCGAGCTTTATGTGGGAAATGCAGGAAAAATTTACATAGACAAGCTGATGAACTGAAACGAGCGAGCTTTCAATCTTCTAGGGGCATTAACCCACTTTAGAAATTAGCACCTATTTTTGCAGTGTTTTCTGAAATTGTCAATACTTTTTTGAAAAATTTTTTCATGCTCATCTCTCAATCCTGATACCTTTTCAGGTCTTTCTCAAGCTGTTCAATCCTGGCTTCCAATTCGATTACCTTGAAAAACATGATTTGTATGACATCAGTTGGAATCCAGCCGCCGCATTCAGCAGGATAGAACCGATATCGCCCGTAGTCTTTGGTGATTTTTTGTGCTTCTTCACGTGTGCAGTCGATTTCACAAAGACGCTTCATTCCCATCACATCCACCCCCAAAGAGACAACGGACGGACAGCATATGGACCACGTATCGCCTCAATCGGATTGAAAACAAACGCAGTAAAAACCATTTTTATTTTTCTGGGAGTCAGCAACCACTTACTATGCAACAGATTTGCAATTCTTACATCCTCATCAGTCTGGATATAAGGCTCGACCTCGCCCATATCCTTACCATTGAAATAAACGTGTAATTTTCCTTTTGGCTTCTTACCAGGACAGACCATCATTCCCCCTCCAACGGTTTCTCGTTCAATCTGTCTTTCAGCGCATTCAGGTATCTCAATCGGTCAGCCAATCCATCAAAGTCTCCATTTATTTTAATTCTGACATCGTGCAGAAAATCATCAGACTGTAACTCCATACTGGTAGTGATATTCCACGGTCCTTTGTCCACAATCATCACAGCACCTCCAATTCGCTTTTCAGCTTTCCTGCCTCGTTCACAGGGATATATACCCATCCAAAAAGGTCACGCTTGATGTCAGGGTCTTTGAAACGGACAAACGCAGTAAAATATCTGCCGCCGATATAGGTATCCTCTTCAACAAATCGAAACTGAACAAGCCTACCTCGCTCCAGCTTTTCAAGGAATTCATCTAGAGGCATCTCAAGTTTTGTCCTTGTCCACGTCTTGGACATATCGATTTCATCAATCCAACGAATGTCTGTCATATCCCATACCCGTTTGAAAAAGGCGATGGGGTTTTCAGGATTCTTGTACCAGACCCGGTTCATTCTTTATCCTTTCTCTGAGCCATTCAGGTGGTCCATTGGTTGCTAAAAGAGTGACACACTTCCCAGCCGCCATTGCTTTCTTGATGCTGTCTCCTGTACCTCTTGATTTTCCATCCCAGATTGCAAGAAGCGCATGGCACTGTTTTACAATCTCGCTGTTCCTCAGCATTCCTGCTACCTTCCCGTATTTGTCCCACTCGGCACGGAAAATCCTGATAGGGAGGTTATGGCGGTAAGCATAAATTTCAGCGATCCGGTCAGCACCTCTTGCGCCTCCGGAGACGATGGCATCACAGCCAGTTGACTTCAATGCCGCCGTAATCCTTTCCTCAAATTCCGGAAACCTCGATTCAGGGACACTTCTGGAGCCGACAATAGCGAGAAATTTCATTTCATACCTCGATTACCAAGTCCCTGTCCCATGTAGGGTTGACCTCGCCCATTGCCTCATACCCGCGCGGATTGCAGATAACCCTTGTCCCACCAATCTTGTAATCCCTCGACTGGTGGATGTGTCCGTGGCACCATAACTTGATGTTTGGACATTTCAGAATGAGGTTATCCATATCTGATGCGTAGCATGGATTCAATGCACTATCTACGTATCTGCTATCAAGCGACTGGTTTGATGGTGCGTGATGAGTGACAACAACGATTTTCTTATCAGGGAATTTCTCGCAGACATCAACGATGCATTTCGCTGTACGGTAATGCATGAACTGAGTATCATCCGGGGTCAGGAACTTTTCTGATGACAGTTTCTGCCGGTAATCATTCATGCCCAAGGCTGCCATGAGTTTTGCACCAAGACGGTATTTGTTGATGCCGCCTTCTCTATGATTTACGCCGTATCCCAGCAGGAAATCTGTCCACAATGTCCCACCGACAAAGACCACATCATCAACAATCTTGTAACTGTCATTGAGATACGAAACTGGTTCATCCAACGGGAACACACGTTCCAGTTCCCTCTGGCTTTCCTCAATGGTGTACCTGCCGGAGTAAGCAATATGGTTTCCTGACACGAAAACGCCGTTCCTGACGTTTTTGACAATCCAGTGGATGGAATCCTCAGCATATCCTGAAATGTCACCACAGACGACCGTAAACACGTCATCATCGTATTCCAGCGGAATCCTATGATTGATGTCGATATGCAGGTCAGAGATGATGCGAAATCTCATCTTATTTCCCCGATATCTATATGGCCCATAACCTTGAGTCCACCCATAAAATCTTCGACATTCACTTCAAGAAAAATGTTCCTGCTGGTGGTTTCAATGACGGTTGTATCAGGTTCATCTCCAGCTGAGATATATATAATGTGGTCTGGATTTATGAATGCCATATTGTTCCTCCCAGTCAGTTTTCCAGTGACACCGCAGTGCCAGTCACCGTTCTGGCTTCTGGCACAGAAGCGGTCATTCTGCCTTTGGTTCATCCTGTGGTGCCTGTTGAATCTGGACACCCGCGGCTTGAGCAAGGTTTCCAAGGACTGCGCTGAAAACAGCCATCCGGCTTTTCTGGCTGGTTTCGTTCAGAGCCATCAGAATCAGGTTCGTACCGATAGCGGTCATGCGTTCGATTGCGTCAGCACGGCTGCCAACACCGAAACAGGCGGCAGATGCCACACGGGTGATTTCAGCGATAGCCTGGTCAACCTGTGGTGTTCCATCAGTCTGTTCCTCTGACTTGATTTCAGCATCGTCAATGATGGTTTCGTCTTTGATTTCTTCTGTCATGGTTTTTCCCTTAAAGTTTTTCTGCCATTTCCAGCAGATCGTTTGCAAAACGGATAAAAGTTTGTTTATCCTCTTTTCCAAATCCGACTGACCAAACGCTGCGCCCATTCGACAACCGGAGATAGACCTTTTCAATTTCATCCAACCCAACCGGTACAAAACTCCGCTCAATCTCATACCCGCAGAATCCCTTGTCAAAAAAGTACCGCCGGACTTTGTCTGTTGTTACCTGTTTCATTCTTCATCCCCCACGATGCCCTGTTTTCTTAAAGCCTGGTCAACAGCATCCAGATAGATTTGACCGACTCCCCTCTGTTTCTTCGTCCCCCTGAAAAAAGTCACAACGGTTTTCATCAGGTAGTAAACGTGCCTCTCAGAGATGCTTTCAATCTGGGCAATCTTGTAAACCGGCAGTCGGTATGCCTTTTCGGAAAAATACTGTTTTGTTATCAAGATGCGTCCTGAACCGAACACAAGTTTTGCCATCTCAACCACCGCATTAGACCATTGAACGTTCTCCTCCCAACCCTGACAGCATCGTCTGCCGCAATGACACGGGATACGGTTCGGCAGATAGGTTGCCCACACCCAACCGGTAACCTGTTTGCTGATTCCCTCTGCAATCCGCTTGATATTCCCTGCCTCGCCTGCACCGTCCAGACCACCAAGCCCCCTGCCGGTTGGAGCTGGAGGTATTCCAAGAGTGGCTTTTACGCAGTTATCGCCGTTGAAGTTGTAGGCAAATTTCAGTGCCTCGTGGGCTGATTTGAAAAGCGGCATTACTGTACTCTCCTGATAAAGATTCCCTCGTCCATCGCCATAGCCAGCAGTTCCATAAACTGTTGTCCAGCATCCCGTTCACTTGTCGCCGTAATCAAAACACTCAAACTTCCATCCGCAGACTGGATGACATAAACCGCCTCTGTCGGTTCGTAGATCGGATAGCCGTAGATGTCACAACCGTTACGCTTCATCCTCTGCCTCCACAACAATTTCAGTGCGTGGGATGCCATATCGTTTTAGGATATGAACCTCATCAATCTGTGCATCATCCGCATAGATGATGCCGTTCAAAGCGTCCTGCACCGCCTTGCAGAGATTGTCTGAATCAGGACGTTTGGTATGCCTCAATGCACCAGACATCGCCTTTGTTTTCTGCTTCAGGCTCCAGTTCTGCGGAATCGGCATATAAGCCGTTACAGACAGCCGTACCGCCCCTGTCAGGATTTTGTGTCCTTTCATCGCCGCCCTTGCATGCAACCCGACAACCTGCTCATAAACCGCAGTTTTCTTCGGTGTATAGACATGCCCGCTACGGGTGAAACGTGGACGGGCTTTTGCTACTGGTTCTCCCGGGACGGTGATGCTGATTCTCAATTCATTCTCCATTCGCTCAAACGAGTCATAACAGCAATCAAATCTGCCTCAGCAAACCGCTCAAGTCTTCTTCTAGAGAATGTTCGATTTGATATACAATACTTACAGGAACCATGATTCCGACAGGTGACATTAATTCTTCGGCTGTCGTAATACTGTTTTCGTCTATCCTTGTTTTGTCCGAGACGGTTGTCGAACATGGTTCACCTCATGTACTCGTAAGGATTCCTGACCGTCGTCTTCCTTGCCATCTGGACAAACAGGGCATTTATCCGCTCCCAAGAAACGGACGGCGGAGCTATCGTTTCAACAAGAAGCGGAAATTCAGGCGCATAAACCAACCTCAGCAGTTCCTTCTTTTCCCGATTGATGAATGTTTCAACAGTGCCATCGACCAGCCACTGGTCCACGATTTCCTTGACCCGGTCTGGAGACGTACCGCCAGCCAGCTCACAGATGCGCTTCAGTGACCGACCACCCTCTTTCGGAAATGCCATGAAAACCTTTCTCCGTTCCATCTCAGCAGTGACATCAGGCGCATCCGGCAACGCATAGAAGGAACCTTTCGACCACGAGAAATGCTTGATTTCTCCGGTATGAGTCATTTCCTGGAGCAGTCTGGAAACATGGGAAAACGGGAATTGCATGACACCAGAAACCTTCTGCAACGCTTTTCCGGAAATCCACTTTCCTTCGGGAATGCTTTTTAGGAGTTGTTGCTTGACTTGTTTCATTCAACACCCCACGTAAGTTCCCCCTTTAGAAATCCTGGCGGGGAAGGGTCAACTGGAGTAAACAATCCCATTTCGGTCAAACATCTAACGGCTTCGCGAAAAAGTTCAATGCTCCAACCAGAACGTTCTGCTAACTTCTGCCAACGTTGAATGACAAGTTTTCCATTCGAGAATAAATACAATGTATGAAGGACATCCCTGACTGTGATTTGTTTCCTGATTTTTTCCGTTGGCTCGAAATTTTTAGTCAAATCAGTTGCCAACTTGTAAATCCGGTCATTCAATTCCGGAGAGACTTTTCCCATAACTTTCACTTCATCCATCAATTGACTCCATGCGGAATTGAAATGCCTTTCATCCGCGCTGTATTCAGAACCATCATCCTGACCGCTTGGGTAGGCTTCCAGCCATTTTTCAGACGTTCCAAGTTATACTCAATCCAATCTGTATTGCCGCGATCCTCGCGTCTAGAAAGAAACTCGTTGACCTTCTGTTTTACTTTTGCCTGACCTTCTTTATCGACCGTAAGCGGAGGCAATGGAGCTGGAACATCAGGAACTGGTTGCCAAGTGGTTTTTTCGTATTGAAGGATCAAAACCTCTTTCCAGCGTTTTTCAACCTGTGTCTGAGTTTGATTCAGCAGATCAAACGCCATCTGTGATGCCGCCCAAAAGATTGCCGGATGAGACCATTCCCCTTTCCGCCCCAAGCGGCGTTCTTGCAAGCCCTTGACCGCCTCATAATAGGCAGCAACAGCATTCACTTCAGGACGGCAGAGACTCATGAATTGAGGCAAAGACGGCGGATGTTCCTGCCTGTCCAGAGCCTTTACCCCGCGTGAAAATTCTTCTTCTGTCAGGTCTTCCAGTTTCATGTGCCAGAAGACCATAAGTTGCCCTTTTCCAATTCCGCTCCACATCTTCTCCATACGGTTTCCATAGAGCAGGGACATATTGGCAAACAGTTTCTCAACCCAAGAGTACTGGACACTCATCTACAATCCTCCTCTGGCTGGAAAAGTATTCTGCGAAAGTCCACGTCTCTTTGGGCTTCGGCGGTTTCTCGTACAGGGAAATGAACTTGTCGATGTGCTCTGCATCCCGCAGGATGACGTTGATGCCGTTGAACTTGGTGTGCCGGTCGTTTTCCCCCATTGACCACGGGTCAAGACGGCAACCATCTATGGCGCGTTTGAGTTCTTCAACGGAATAGTGCTTCAAGGCATCACGGATGACACGCCTGCGCTTGTCGTCAAGCCTTGACCGTGGAGAAGCCATTGCCGTCTTCCAGTGATTGAAGACCTGCTCCACATCGTCCGGCGGTGCTTCTGGGACAATATCTTCTGAACGTAGTGAAGAAGATATATCTTTATTATTCTTTTTTATCTTTTTATTATTGGGTGGCATTTTGCCACCACCTCGGTTGCATTTTGCCACCACCTCGGTTGCATTTTGCCACTGGTGGCATTCTGCTACTGGTTGCATTTTGCTACCACCTTGATTTACAGTCTTGTAGGAGTTGTACTCAACCCCGTTTTTGTTGATTGTTGACCGCTCAAGGAGGTTGTCATCCGTCAGGGATTTCAGGACACGGATGATTGTGCTTTTATCCAGTCCCGTTACGGTCACGAGGTAATTCAGTCCCCCATGGAATGTGGATTTCCCGTCTTGGGAAAACCCATGTATCAGGGCATAGACTATCAACCTGTTTCCTGATAATTTAAGGTCTCGCATCATCCATGACTGGATGACGATATAGGAGTCTTCAGTCATAAAAACTCCTTGAGGCGTTCTTGTACGTCTTCCATCAATTCAATCTCCGATTTTCCGTGCAACTGTTTGAACTGCTCCCGTCCCATACTGTGAACCCCTGTCTTTCCTTGATGGTGCTCCCAGCAAAGAGGGATGGTCGCGAAATGTCCAGAACGTCCCCATCCGTGGTTCAGGCGGACATGGTGGACTTGGACATCCGGACTATAGAAGCCCATCATTTCACAGACAACGCACCTCAATCTGGCGACTTCTGCCAGATACCGCTTCTCTTTTGCTGTCACCGTCCGCTTCATACAAATTCAAGGAGCCTGTTTACTACATCTTCGACATCCTCACGTGTTTGGTCCGTGAAGATTTTCTTTAGAAGGACATCAATCACTGCGGAATACAGTCGTTCAAACTCGGTCTCGTCCATGTTTGCAAAAGAAATCGATTTAGGGGTGAGTTTGACATTGCCGTCCAAACTGACGGTCATTTCATAAAAACCTGCCAGAACGGTTATATCTGCCCTGAATTGCTTGAAATTCTTGGCAACCTGTTCACCCTTGTATTCCTTTTCTATCGGATTCCATGTATCGAAAGCATAATTGAGCAACGCAAAGAACTTGCGGTGGAAACGGATGTTCCTGACCCTTTTGAGTCGAGTCTTAAATCCCTGTCCGATCTTCTGCTTGCGCAGGACATCCGCAGACTCCTCGTCAGCCGGAGCCAGCGAGCCGGATGGTGTCTTGATGAGGTAAAGGTCAGTCATTTCCGCGAGCAGTATTTTTCATGCACGTTGATAATTGCCGTCCCTGTATTGAAGGACGGATTCTTTATTTTTCGGTTCACCATCTGGCTGATTGCCGACTGAGAACATCCAACGTGATTGGAGATGTCCTTCTGTGTCAGTCCCTCATCCATCAATTCTTTTAACAGCCTTCTAATATCCATATTTTAGATTATAAGTTGACTAATTGAAAAACTCAATAAGCAATCTGTTTTATATTTTAATTAAGATACTTATATTGGAGGAGGGAATTGAAATGAACGGAATCGGCTCAAGAATAAGGACCAGACGTACCGAGTTGGGGATGTCTCAGCAGGCTCTCGCTAGAGAATCCGGATTATCTCAATCGACAATCACTCAGTTGGAAACCGGTATGACAAAGTCATCCAAGCACATCGTTGAGATAGCCAACACTCTCAGGGTACACCCCTCTTGGCTCCAGTCAGGGAAAGGCATGATGGAAATCGTTGTCAGTGGAGATGAAAGCATTCAACCACAGAGGGACGATTTCATAAGGCTGGCGGTCCGTGATATATATGCATCCGCTGGAAATGGTTTCCCGAACAAGGATTATCCGGATGTCATACGCTATATCGATATCAATAAGGAGTGGATAAGGGATAATCTACGAATAAATCCAAAGAACACGTCCATCATTACAATCCACGGCGATTCTATGTCACCGACCTTTGAAGACAAAGATATCGTCATCTTCGATTCCAGTATAAAGGTCTTCCAAGGAGATGGGATATACGTCTTCACGATCGATGGAGAAACAAAAATAAAACGCCTTCAGCGATTGATAGGGAACAGACTTGCAGTCATCAGCGACAACTCTTTCTATCAGACAGAGACCATTGAGGGAGAACTTCTTAATGCAGTGAAAATCCAAGGGAAAGCCGTTGCAAAAAATGGCATCCGAATTGTGAAGTAACTTAGTATAGTAAGTAACTACTGACCGCTGACCGCAGCGGTTTTTTTATGTCTATCGTCCAGGAAGTGCGAAAAATCCACCACTTTCAAACTAATCGTTGTCCTTATTTAAAAGGATGCCGATAGTCTTTTACGAGTTAAGCAATAAGGACAACAAAAAAATATTAGTTTACTGGTTGCCTTAATTTATTAGCTTGCTTATAATATCTGGTACAGGAAAAGGATAGTAGTACAAGGGAAAGACTTGAGGCTTTGTTCGGTTGTCCTGGAATCCGCTGAAGATGAACTTCACGGAAACTTCCTGACCAAAAACGGGAAGCCCCTGAAAGCGGAGAACTTGCAGGGGCTTGTATCAAACAGTTGGACTCTGCGGAGAACAGAAAACACCAACAGGAGAATTATAAATGAATCTTTCAGACACAACAAGACACCCACTGCTGATGATTGCCAGCGTTGTTGTAATCGCCGCCACAGTCGAATGGGTGGCTGAACAGATTGCGGGGGTGCTGTGATGAGAGCGGATTCCTACCACGATGTCACGCTCGCACGATATGAACGCGAACAAGATAAGTTCGCTCGAAATGAGCGATGGGCGGAAAACCGCGCGGATGAACTCATGAAAGACGAGTTCAACTGCGAGGACCCTGCTGTCTTTCTGGACATTCTTGCGGATGCCGGGGATGACCTCACCAATGAACTGAAACCTATCCTTCAGCAGAAGAGTTGGAACTATGCAGAGATTGGAAAAATTCTCTGCAACTGGGTTGAAGAACAGTGTATCGAGAAAGCCAACCAGCAGGCATGGGATGAGCTGGAAGAAAGGATTTATCTATGATGACTTCTTATGAATATGCCCTCAAGCATTGGGAACAGCCAAGGCTTCTTGATGCCATATGTATGTGCAAGGACAAGGATGAAATGTTCGTCTTAGTTCAATGTTTAATGTCAAAACAGAACTATCACCGGACCCTCGAATCAGCATCCCATGCACTTACAAAAGAAGGCCAAGATTACTGGTTCAAATCCGCTGAAAAATGGTCTAGCTGGTACTTGGATGAATTGAGGCAGTTGGAGGCTATGCAATGAATCCACTCAATATGCTGAACAACGCAGAGCAGGCGCACCTTATCTCCATCCTGGTCCTTGAGGCTGATTGGGTATGGGAATTGCCAGATGGTTCATACATCAAATTATGCAGTTTGAAGGAAAAGGAGAACAAGCATGACACCTTATGAATACGTTTTGAGGGCTTGGGAATCTGAAATTGTCTCAGACCTAGAAAGGAAATACGGCTGGTCACTATACGCCGCTTGGCAAGTATATCAGGCGGTAAAAGCGAAACAGCCCTTGCAGGACATTTACATGACATCTCAGGAACATCTTAGGAACGGGCTTGTACAGAGAGTTGCAACGAACATCCAAACCAACTATCTGGCATGGCTGAAAAAGATTGAACTGTTAGGAGATGGGAAATGATTTTCGGATTTTTCAAACAGGAACCGCCTGCCATATCAGAGGAACTGAAACGCATCCTGGCAAGGAACGATGCCCGTTTCAAGGCGGTACGGGAACAGATGGAACGGGAAGGGAAACACATGAACTGCCCTTCATTCAAGTGGGAAACATATGACCGCTGTCAAGAGGAGTACTGCAAGGCAATTGTGAAAGCCATCTCTGCTGTCATTTATAGTGCGGAAGAGAATGGAAAAGAGCAAGCCTACATGATGACTCTGGTTTCAGTTAATCTGATGTCAGTTGTTCTTTCAAGAGTTGATGCCAAAGGTTGGGATCGGGTTCTTGAGATTTTTAGTAAAGAAGCGAAAAACGGGGCAAAGAGAATCAACGATAACCTAGGAGAATGAAATGAAAGAATCAACTTATGCCAAATCACTTCTTCTTGGTGATTTGATTAACAGTCTAATGAAAAAAATCGATGAGATTTCGGATGACTACGACGAACAGACTGCTCTTCGAGTCATTGTGGTCAATTTCATTAACCATCAGATTTGCAAGCCGCTTACGAAAGAAGGGAAAGCAAAGTTTTTCGTGCAATTAGCTCGTTTTGAAGCGGAGGAATGATGAACATCTTCAATTTTTTCGGTCATGAAAAAAAATCTGATTTATCAGAAGAATTAAAGCGTATCAGGCTCCGCAATGATGCACGGTTCAGAGCCGTCAGGGAACGTATGCAGGCGGAAGGGAAGCACATGCTTTCCCCGTCTTTCAAGTGGACACCGTCTGACAAATGGGCGGCTGATAGAGGGATTTTTTAAGGGGAAGACATGAACATTTACCAGAAAACAAACGCACTGCGGATGGACTTTCTGTCACAGGCACACCGCAAGACCGGAAAGAATGCTTTTGCAGGGTTCAACTACTTTGAACTGCCAGACTTCATACCGCAGGTACTCGCTGACTGCATAAAGCACGGAATCTGCCCGCATTTCTACATCAATGACGCAATGGCTTTCCTTGACCTTTACAACGTTGAGAAACCAGAAGAAAAGCTCACCTTTTCCGCTCCTTTCGGTGGATGCCAGCTCAAAGGATGCCACGAAGTCCAGAACATCGGAGCATCAATCACTTACATGAGACGTTATTGCTGGGGTATGGCACTGGAACTGGTCGAGAACGATGCTGTAGATGCTTCAGAGCCAATTAAACAGCCTGCTTTCAATGTTCAGAATGCCGTATCGGCAATGCGTGAAGCTCCAGACATGGAAAGTCTGAAATCAATATTTGGCAACTCTTGGAAGCAGGCGACAGCAGAAGAAAAGGAATATCTGAAAGTCACCTATGACGAACTGAAAGCAATCTTTGAACAGGCAGAAAAGGAGTAAGGCATGGTATCAGTCAATAAGGTCATTATCGTAGGCTCGCTTGGACGTGACCCCGAAACCAGATTCAATCCATCTGGCGACAGCGTAACCCGCATTTCGGTAGCAACGTCATGGAAAGGGAAAAACGAAGAGCAGACAGAATGGCATCGGGTTGTCATGTTCGGAAAACTCGCTGAGATCGCTGACAAGTACCTTCGCAAAGGTTCGCAGGTTTACATCGAGGGACGGCTCCAGACATCGAAATACACGGGCAAAGACGGTGTGGAACGTTATTCGACTGACATTATTGCCAGCCAGATGCAGATGCTGGGCGGAAAAGGTGAAACATCGACCCGTCCTGCTCCACAGAAGCAGGATAAGCCTTTCATTGATGACAATCTCGAAGATATTCCGTTTTGAGGTGAGACATGACCAAATCATTGATGGTCTTACTGGACGAACGCAACCAGATTGCAGAACAGCTTGAGACCGCTGAAAACCCGGCAGAAATGATTGAGTCATTGGACAAGGCGATACAAGTCAAGGCGGCTGGCATAGGTATCTATTGTGAAAAATTGGACGGGATGATTGCCGCATTGGACGACACGATAAAGAAATTACAGGCAAGAAAGAAGGCTTTTCAGAATCGGAAGGAGTCCTTGAAAACCTATACGCTGGAAGCCATGAAGAGGCATGACATTCAGAAAATTGAATGCCCGGAATGCACCATCAGCATCCAGAAGAATCCGGCTTATGTCGAGGTTTTTGAAGAAAAGCTGATTCCTGTCGAGTTTTGGAAACATCAAGCACCAAAACTGGATAAGAGAAAGATTCTTGAAAACTATCGGGAAACCGGGGAAATACCTCAAGGCGTGGACATCGTTATCAAAGAAGGGGTAAGAATAAGATGAACTATGATGATTTTCTGAAGTCCAAGCAGATTGTGTCAGAGGCAAAAGGAATGGATGTTCCGACTGAATCAATCAGCGGTCATCTTTTCGACTTCCAGCGGGATATTGTGGTTTGGGCTTTGAAAAAAGGACGCTCTGCAATCTTTGCTGGAACGGGTCTAGGCAAGACATTAATGCAGTTGGAATGGTCACGGCATATCGGAAATGTGCTGATTCTTGCTCCGCTGGCGGTCTCGCAGCAGACAGTAGCAGAGGGCGAGAAATTCGGCATCAATGTCACTATCTGCAAGTCACAGGATGACGTAAAGGACGGAATCAACATCACCAACTATGAGCGAATTGACCGATTTTGCTTTGACAGATTTGATGGCGTCGTTTTGGATGAAAGCTCAATCCTGAAATCCATGACAGGCAAAGTAAGGACGCAGTTGATTGAAGTATGCAGGACTGTTCCCTATCGACTTGCGTGTACCGCAACTCCAGCACCAAATGACCTGATGGAACTTTGCAACCATTCTGAATTCCTGAATGTGATGAGTGCCAATGAGATGCTCGCTACATTCTTCGTCCATGATGGCGGCGATACGTCCAAGTGGCGGCTGAAAAAGCACGCCCGTAAATCCTTCTGGGAATGGGTTGCATCTTGGGCTGTCATGCTGACGAATCCTGAAGAACTTGGATACGACGGAAGCCGCTATCAGTTGCCGAAGCTGTCTGTCTACCAGCATACGGTTGAAACAGAAAAGGATGTCGGACTGCTTTTCCAAGCTGAGGCGTTGACCTTGCAGGAACGGCAAGCGGCTCGCAGGAATTCAGTAGAGCAACGTGCTGAAAAATGCGCTGGATTGGTAAAGGATGGGCAGTGGATAATCTGGTGCAACCTGAACAGCGAAGCAGATGCACTGGCTCGGATGATTCCTGAAGCAGTCGAAGTCAGGGGCAGTGATACGCCAGAAAAGAAGGAAAAGGCGGCTCTCGACTTTGCAAGCGGAAAAATCCGCATCCTTATCAGCAAGCCGCTCATTTTCGGCATGGGCTTGAATTTCCAGAGATGTCATCAGATGGCGTTTGTCGGGCTGTCTGATTCCTTCGAACAATACTATCAGTCAGTAAGGAGATGCTGGCGGTTCGGTCAGGAACATCCAGTAGATGTCCATGTCATCACAGCGGATACAGAAGGCGCAGTCGTTGCAAACATTGAAAACAAGGAGCGGATTTTCTCGGAGATGCTAAGCGGCATGATATCCGCTACCCAAGAACTGACAAAGGAGAACATCAGGGCTACATCAAAGCAGACTGATGAATACAAGCCGACGGTCACGATGAACTTGCCACAGTGGCTCTTAGAGGCTTAATAGGGAGATTAGGAGATGAAAGTATTGAATCAAGCGTCAGGGGAAAACTGGCAGGCGTACCACGGAGATTGCGTAGAAGTCATCAAGGGACTGCCAGATAACAGCGTACATTGTATCGTGTTTTCCCCGCCATTCGAGAGCCTGTACACATACTCAAACAGTGACAGGGATATGGGCAACTGCAGGACTTCTGGCGAGTTTGCGGAGCATTTCAAGTTTCTTGCCAGCGAGCTGTTCCGCATCCTGAAGCCTGGGCGTGAGATGTGCGTTCATTGTATGGACTTGCCGCTCAGCAAACAGCGTGATGGTGTCATCGGGATCAGGGATTTTTCTGGCGACCTTATCCGTATCTTTGAAGATGCAGGGTTTGTGATGCACTGCCCACGGATAACCATCCGTAAAGACCCTGTAACGGCTATGCAGAGGACTAAGGCAATCGGTCTGCTGTGGAAGCAGATAAAGAAAGATTCTGCGCTGTCAAGAATGGGCATTCCAGACTATCTGCTTGTCCTGCGTAAGCCGGGCGACAATCCAGAGCCTGTATCCCATACAGCCGAGGAATTCCCAGTAGCTCAGTGGCAACAGTGGGCTGAATGCGTTTGGCATGACATCAATCCGTCAAACACACTGCAAAGGCTTTCTGCCCGTGATGAGGATGACGAACGCCATATTGCCCCCCTTCAGCTCGAAGTTATCGAACGGGCTTTGATTATGTGGAGCAACCCGGGCGATATCGTTTTTACACCATTCATGGGTATCGGCTCTGAAGTCTATCAGGCAGTCAAGATGGGACGTAAAGGAATCGGAATCGAACTGAAAAAATCCTACTACGACCAAGCAATCAAGAATCTGGCAAATGCCGAAAGGGAAAAACAGATTAAGCAAGAGACATTGCTCTGACACCCAGAAGCCCCAGTCGCAGGTGGGCAAAAACAGCGACAGTTGTTCATGAAATTTGATTCTCCTGTACGTCCTGCTGGGAGACGCTAAACCCCAGCAACCACAGGCAAGGGCATCGGCTTTCCGATAAATGAGGAAGTTAGTGTTACTGCGGTCGGTGTCCTTGCCCGTGGTCCATCCATTTGAATAACTTTTTTTGAAAGAAAGGAGTTGTTCAGCAGTTGTTGAAAGGAAAGGGAAGTCGGGTGGACCACGGACCACAGGCGAGGCGGTTCAATCAGTCATGTAATAAATTCCTTGTTTGGTTGTTCTGCGATTAGCGGAGTTTATCGCCCGTATGAGCCGCCTCACCCGTGGTTGTTCCGTAACTGATTTTTTTGAGAAAGGACTTCCTCTCTAACCCAATTCCGGGGGAACAACCACAACGGAAGGAAACAGATGGCACGTTCAAGACCTTTGAAAAAACGGAAGACAAACCAAAGCCGGTATCAGATGGCAAAACAGATTGAGTCCATATTCACATCGAAACTGTCACTGACATATGACTTGGTTGATGTAAACAACGATGCTGTTGATGGAATCATGCTCAAGGCAAGGACAGACCCAACACAGGAAAACTTCCTGAACGCAGTCGATTTCGTGAACATGTTGACTGTCCTGCTGTACAGCCATGACGACAAAGCCTATGCGCACACAGGCTGCGACGTGCCAGACGGGTATCTATGGCTCGTCCAGAAAGGGTATCAGGACATCACCGGAACCGTTAATCGGACACAGGACGGACTGCTGAAAACATTTCGCCGCGGAAAAGAAACAGGATCGTACGCACTTGATGGGGACACCACGAGAGGGCTTCTGGAATGCACCGAGATGTACAAGGAAATGATTGAAATCATGCCTATCCGTGTGTTGCAGGTTGCACTGGCAACACTGAAAGACATGAGCAACGGGACAGTTATGCCGTTCCTGCAATTAAGCAAGGACTACGGATTGGAATTGACTAAAGACTTTTATTAACTTCTCAAGGAGAACAAAAAATGCTGAGAACTGAATTTGAACCAAAAAAACGGGAGATGTTATGGATGCCAGAAGCGAAGGCTCCAGCAAGGATAAATCGCCTCGTGAGTGGCAAATATTACATGACAGACGATTACAGCATTTTCCGTGAACTGACAGGAAACCGGTTCGTTGACCGTTCGCGTGTGCAGAGAATCATAAAATCCATAAAAGAGCACGGTTATATCACGAACCCTATCATTGTGAACGAGAAGATGGAAATCATTGACGGGCAAGGGCGTTTTCAGGCATTGAAAGAGCTCAACATGATTGTCGAGTACATCATCAGTCCTGGGGCTGGCGTTGCGGAATGCATCGCGTTGAACGTTTATCAGAAAAACTGGACGGCGTTAGATTACATCAAATCATACGCTGACCAAGGGATGAGCGATTATAAGACCCTCTCGAGGTATCTAGAAAAATATGAAAGCCTGCCACATGGAATCGTTATGGCAGCCTGTAAAGGAAAATTTACAGAAGTTTGGTCAGGGGAAATCTCAGGTGGAAACTTTGTTATGCGCAAAGACGAGGACGAACTTGAAAAAGAGTTGGATTTCCTTCTTTGCATCAATGAAATCCAATTCCCTATACTGAAAGCAGGTGGTGGAAAGGTTCGGTTGCTGTCAGCCATCCGGTTCTGCTTCTCAGTTCCCAGCGTAGATAAAGAACGTTTGCTCAATGCGATTGATAAGAATGCTGGAAAAATTTACTCATCCTATTCCATCTCCGATTACATCAGGTTAATCGAGGAATTTTACAATTCGCGTCTTGGTATCGCGAATAGACTCCCCCTGCTATTTGAGTACGAGCGTCGGTATGCTGAGGTAAGAAGTGCGAAAGCAAAGGAAGCGGCAAAGGCAAAACGGACAAAGCAAAGGTGAACGGGAATGAAACAACTGAAAGAAGAACCAATGGAATCCTGTCATTCTCAAGCACCATCGACCACATCAGATTTTTTCACAGTTGCCTGCAAATTGGTCGATATGGACAGGGCGCAGATGTATGGCGATGGAACAACGAATATGAGACGTATCGCCAGACTATGGTCAGAATACCTTGGCGTTGATATCCGTGCGAAAGACGTGGCGGCAATGATGATTCTGCATAAAGTCAGCCGGATTGCTGAATCACATAAAAGAGCCGGCATGAACACTCACGACAGTTGGATAGACATCGCAGGATATGCGGCACTAGGTGATTCAATTTAAGGGAATTGGAATGGAAAAAAGAATCAGGGCACTTGAAGTAACCGTGTCGCAGATGGCAGAGGTTATGGAACAGCAGCAAAACGTTTTACTCGAAGTGAAAAAGGTCCTCCAACAAAACCTGGACATTATTTCGAGGAATGTGGCTCCTTTAGACGGGTATATCACCCTGACATGTAAAAGCAGTAGCAATCCTGTATATATCAAGTCGATTTCAATTTCAGGACTGAAACGCATTGAGGACACCGTGCCATATACTGAAGTCATGATTGCTGGCGGTGATATTTATCGGGTTTCTGAAACGCCTGAAACCATCCTTGAATCACTTGACTATCAGAAACAGGAGGCATGATGGAAAGAAGAGGATTCCTGAAGTACTCCGGTTCAGCCGCGTGGAGCGTGACAAAAATCAACAGTCAGTCCCATTCGACCATCTTCCTGGAATTGTGCGGAGAGAACTATTTCATTGAAGAAGAGGATGTCGGACATCTCAGAGCCTTTGCCAAGGCAATACTGGAGACCATCGATGAAGAAGCTCTCCTTTGAATACGGTACCCTGAAAACAATGGAAGACTGAGATGGACACCTGCGACATCAACGAAGCTATGAATATCCTTGGATGCAGCCGGAACTATGTAAAGCGGCTGATTCGTGAACAGAAACTCCACGGTCGGATTGTTGGCAGAGGATATAGGTTCGTTCGAGAAGACTTGCTTACCTACATCCGGACAGGCGATACTGATGCCGCAGGTGGTCGCCGGAGCGAAAAACAGGAGGAATCGCTATGGCACTTTACAAGCGCGGGGACATCTGGTGGTGTTCTTTCACAACGCCGAGCGGAGAGAGAGTTAGATGCTCTGCTGGCACGTCCGACAAACGGGCGGCGCAGGAGTTCTTTGATAAGCTGAAACACGAATCGTGGCAACGGAGTGCCCTCAAAAAGAAAGAGAGGCACACATGGGACGAGGCGTGCCTGCTGTGGCTGAGAGAAAAAGACTATAAGAAGTCTATCGAGGGCGATAAGTCGTGCATCCGTGCCCTTCGTCCGTACTTGGGCAAGATGTATCTGGATGAGCTGACACACGGAAAAATAACCCGTGTTATTGAGGAGATAAAAGCAAGGACATCAGCGGCTACTGCCAACCGGTATATCGCCCTGATAAATTCGATATTGACTCGTGCTGTCGAGATATGGGAATGGCTGGACAGAAAACCTGCCATAACCAGGTACAAACAGAGGCAGAAACGGGTGCGGTATCTTTCATCTGGCGATATCAGGCGTGTCTATAACGAACTGCCGGAACATCTAAAGGACGCGTTCATGTTCTCGATTATGACCGGACTGCGGCGGGCAAACGTCATCAACTTGCGATGGGAGCAGATTGATTTTCAGCGCAACGTCATCATCATCGATGGATCGGAGATGAAAGCCGGACAGACTCATGTTGTACCAATCTCGGCATCCGTCAGGCAGTTGTTGTCCAGGAATCTTGGAAAGCACCCGCGATATGTCTTTACCAATACATCTGGCGGGAAATTGGGACAATTCTGGAAGCACTGGAAATCAGCTCTGGAACGGGCTGGAATCAAGGACTACCACTGGCATGACAACCGTCATACTTGGGCAAGCGTCTTGATACAGAACGGTGTTCCAATCAATGAGATTCAAGAGATGGGCGGATGGCACTCGATGGCGATGGTTCAGCGGTACGCACACTTGTCCCCGTACAAGCTGGCTGAAAACACCAGAATCATCGATGATTTTATCGAACCTGTCACAATTTTGTCACAGTAGAAACGGAAAAAGGATATTTTCTATAGTAGAGGGGCGGGAAAATATACGTTATATTTTGTAACAATTTCCCGATTTTTTAACCAATTTAAACAATGATTTACGGCGACACCTGCACTGATGATTGTCACACTCTGTCACGTACCGACAGATACCGGCGTAAAGCGTTGTCACAATTTTGGCACACAAAAATGGTATGGAACAAAGTTGTCTTAGCTGTCTTGATGGTTGTCTGTTTTATTTGGACGGCGGTAACGATTTGGCGAATTGGGAAATAAAGATACACGAATGGAAGAGGCTTCCAGAGTTGAGCAGATGTTAAGTACTCCAAAAAAAGCGGTTTGACAACCGAAGTGCGAAAAATCCACCACTTTAAAAAATTCTCTTTTAATTGGTTGTCCATATTTCAAATCCAATCGAAGATGAACCCGTCAAACAACTAACCACTGGAGAACAGAAATGGAAAACATCAAACTTACCTCTCGCGAAGCAAACGCATTCAACATTATTGCTCTCGAATTCTTTACATCATCCGGCAATGGATGCCTCACTGGAGATTTCATTGCAAAGAGCGGTGAATCTCCACGGGCGGCAGGTGCCTTGGCAGCATCCCTCCAAAAGAAGGGGCTTGTCAAGATTGACAAGAAAGCTGGGGTTATTCTGCTGACGGACGAAGGCGCCTCTCGTACCAGTATCAAAGATACCAAAGAAGAAGCCCCAGAAGCACCAGAAGCACCAGAAGCCAAGACTGCTGCGCCTAAAAAACAGAAAAAAGCCCGCTTCTACATCTCTGAAGGAAAGGGAGACGCAGGTCTGCTTCGATACATTCCGAAGCAGGTGCGCCAGTACGTCATGGGAGCATACATGGACAAAGATGGAATCTGGGTTGATCTCGACCCACTTCTGACCCCCTCTTACCATGATGACGGCACTTTGTGTCACTTCGGCGAAGCCGGAATGAAGCACGGAAAACGCGCATGGTTCTGGGAACTCCAGGGTGGGCTTAAATCCCGCGACTTCAAACAAGATAGTATCACAGAAGAAGAGCGCCGGACTCGCCTTGAGAAGGACTGCTCCATGATGCAGTTCAGTGTCCTTATGGACATGCCGCTGGAAGCGGTTGACGACTTACTGGAAAAATTGGGCGGCAACCGCAAAGCAATCTGGCATGAGGTTGTCTTGCCGAATGTCGGGCATCCTCAGTTAGGCGCATGAAGACCGTAGCAGAGAGCCTTGAAAACGTTTTCTTTGACATAAAGGATATTCGGTCTTTCAAGGCTCGTTCTGGGCTTGTCAGACGTTGGAGGACACTGCTGGTGAGCGGTCAGACCAGAATAAAAAGAATAGACCGTCACACCTTTAAAAGTACATTCCTCGACGGCTCGACACTGATAATCGACGAGGCAAACCGGCTGGTCAGAGTTGGTTAACTAACATCAAACAGGAGAACAAAAATGGGAAATCGAGCCGTAATCACATGGGGACAGGAACACAACTATCAGATCAACGTTGGAATATATCTCCACTGGAACGGTGGTAGGGACAGTGTAGAGGCTTTCCTGAAGTATTGCGAATTGAAGGGATACCGTGATCCAAGTCAAGACAGCTACGGTATCGCCAGATGTGTTCAGGTCATCTCTAACTTCTTCGGCGGAGGGAATTGTATAGGCGTGGACATCTGTGCAAGGCTGGACTGCGACAACTTCGATAATGGCGTATACCTTGTTGAGGGCTGGAAAATCAACGGCAGGCTGTTTCATTCAGGCTCAGAGCAAAGTGTGTATGACCTCAGAGATATGCTCAAGACAATTGATTCGAAACAACCAGAAGGAGAACGCCTGAAAGACTATGGCATTGACTTGGAAACCGTTGACCTTACCGAAAAAACAGAAGGAGAAGAAAATGCCTAACTGGACTGAAAACTATGTTGAGATTTCCGGTAATCCGGAGTCCATTAAAGAACTGAAAGAACTAGTCAAGAATGGGGAACGGTTGTTTAGCTTTAATAAGATTCTTCCGATGCCAGATGCCCTTTGTATCACGTCAGGGTCTTCCGTCTGGGACGGACTAAAAATCCTCGACAGGAACGATCTTGAGGCGTGGCTGAAACTTACCCCAAAGATTCGGGAAGAAGTCAGGCGTGCAGTCGGCAACATGAACGCATACGGCGTGAAGGACTGGTACGACTGGTGCAACTATCACTGGGGAACGAAATGGGATGCCTGCGATGTAACCATGTCAGACCCTGATGATGACAGCGTGACCTACAGTTTCAACACGGCGTGGTGTGGTCCTGAACCGGTAGCGAAGGCTCTTAGAGAGATGTTCCCAGAGCTGGAGATTTCATGGCAGTGCCTTGATGAGGATGCAACCGCAGTCCGAAACGAAGAGGTCGAGGATGAGGATGCCGATGATGCATGGCTTTTTCCTTGCATCGATGAGAACCCAAACACTTATGAGATTTAGTTATGTGGAAACTTGAAAAAGCCTGGACAGACAGGAACACCGGTTATGGCTGTAACGTCAAGAAATGCTCGATGCCTGAATTGAATGACCGTCCTGCCACTTACTACTACTGTGGATACGTTTACTTCTTCCGACCTTCGGACTGGCTGATTGAGGACGGAAATTTATATGCGTTCAGGGATGTTCTGGTTCATGGTGGGGTCACGTTCGTCAAGAACGTCGATTCAAGACTGGCGGTAGTCGGATTCGATACCAACCATTTCTGTGACCACGGACCAGACGGAACCTGTCTCTGGAATCTGGATGATGTGGTCGAGCAGACTGAACTGATGGCAATGGGTGTCAAAAGACTAGTAGATGGATGGACACGATAATGGAAGAAAAAGAACTGCCTGCTGAAATCGAGTCATCGATTATCTGGATTTGCGATAAGTACCAGGATTGCATTGAGGAAATCATCAGGACAACGGTAATGAGATGCCTTCTTCATGACCCTGACAGAACTGCGATGTTCTTTACAAAATTCTCGTCAAAACTGATGCAAACGACGCTCAAAATCAAAAACAAGGAAATCAATGACCGTTATCTCGGTCAGGAATTTACCCTTATGGGTCTTGACCAGATGTTTTCGAGCGGGAAAGGGAATCGATCCAAGATGGACAGGATGTTTATGACTGTAATGAATGTTTCCGCTTTTCTTGGTGATGGGAAATTTGATGAACGGTTTTATTGTAAAGCCGAAAATAAATCGGCATTGAAAATCTCCAGACTGGTCAGGGAGGTTTACGAATTTATACGTGACGGTGGAAACATCGATTCCCTTTGTGGGAATAAACCAGTCAGAAAAAGGTTCATCGAAAAAATGATGGAGTTTTATAAGGAGAGAGAAAAATGACCGTATCAGAACTTATCAAAATCTTATCTGCCGTCAAAGACCAAGACAAAAAAGTAAAACTTGAAATCAGCTTAAATCATGGAAACGAAGGACATATAAACGTCGAAACTGATTTTTATCTTTCTGTATTTGAACTGTATTCGCATGTGCATATTAGAGGAGCTAATTGGAAATGACCGTATCAGAGTTGATTGAGGCATTGAAAGAGATGCCACAGGATAGCGAAGTTTCATTAAACATAAAAATCAGGGACGACATTTATCCAAATTTGAAACTGGACATATCCATAACGGCTGGGAAAGTTTTTAAAAAAGAATACGGTCCAGCCGCATTTGAAAAATATGTCGTAATTCAAGGAGCGGACGAATGACTGACCTGAAACCATGCCACGTATGTGGCGGCAAGCCTCGTATATCAGGATGCAGAACACTATGCGGGTATTGGTGCATGGTAACTCATGCTGATGCTGACCATACCGTATGGGTGTCAGCAGAAGCAGAGACAAAGGAAAAGGCGAAGGCATTAGCCATCGAGAAATGGAACACCCGCCACTACCCTGCCGAAGTCCAACAGGCGGTGGAGAGGATGAAGCCGAAAAAGCCGATTGTGATTCAACAGGGAATTTTTACCTTTTTCAAATGTCAAGACTGCGGTCACTTGGTTGGCCCAACTTGTCAATTTTGTTATCATTGCGCTAGGGCTGTAAATCGAGAGGATATTGAACAAATAAGTAAAAATTGGGACTTATATGAATAACGAACTTGAAGACCTGAAAAGACGGTTGATAAACCTGCAAAAGGATGTAACCACCCTGGTCTGTTGGGTCATGCAAATCAGGGAAGTCGTACGTGAAATCCCAGTACCTCCAACAGAAGATGAATATCCAGAATGTCCTGTCTGTATGTGTGAGGTGGACGAAATCGACAAGAAAGAAGGACGTTGCCAGAACTGCAGTCAACGCCTGAAATGGAGTGAGTGATGGAATATTTCTGCGACAGATATATTGCTTTTCAGATATCAATGTCTCTCTGTGCCGCATTTGGATTTATGGGTCTTTTGTACAGAGAGATATCAATAGCAGTAAATGACATTTCACCAAGTGCAAAGTTCATGTGTAATGTCTTAATTGTTGTCGGTGCCATCTCCGCACTGATTCTGATTTTTATGCCAAGCAAAACTTATATGTGCTGATTGGAGTGAGTGATGAACATCAGAAACGAAAACTGGCAATATCAGATTTTACAAGAAATAAAAGACATGAATATGCGTTTTCAGGTATTTACCTATTTCTGTATTCCATTGCTGACCTGCTCTCTAGTAATGAATATCTTGCAATATTTGAAAGGCTGAAAATGATTGATTTACGTATACCGGCAATATTAAACCGGAGACGGTTTATTCATGAATATGGACTGGATGGATATGAGATTGTTTGTCATACAAACACCCATGAAACTATGAGATATTCCTTATACATTCAAAAAGGAAAAAAGAAAATTTGCTTTTCAGGATCAAAAGATGTATTCAGAAAATTTGCCAATAACCTGTTAAATGATATTGCTGAATTAGAGGCTGAAAATAAAAAAGGATAAAGCGTTAAACAAGATAGGACGACTGGGAAGCTATCATTTCCAAATGAACGAAACAAAAACGACATCAGGCGAAACATCTATTCGTATTGCCATTTATCCCGTATTGGGCGAACTGGCTTTCCTTGAGAATTTCAATCGTTACTCTGCAAAGCAGCTCCGCAAATTCATCAAGGCTTTGAAAAAAGGATTGAGGAGACTGAAACGTGGATAAAGAATTTGTAATTGACGGATATAAAGTCGTCATGAGAAACAGCACTAATCCATATGTCGGAAATTGGTTCTCCTTTTACCTATTTGATAAAGACGGTAAATGCGTCCTTATGGGAGACGATGGAGAACACAAAAAACTGAATCAGGAATTAGCAGAGTCGATATATCAGATGTATCTGAATCATCAGAAAAGAGAACGTCCAGCAGTGAAGAGAATCAACCCAAACAGTCCGTTGGTAAAACTGATGCAGAAACATATGAGGAGACTGAAGGAATGATGTACACGAGATGCGAAAAATGCCATTCCCTCATCCCAAGAATGGCTGTCAGATGCACGACATGTGTCAGGTCAAGGATGAAAGAGGCTTTCGATTCAAAAGTATCAGAACTCACCAAGAGCCTCTCTGATTCAGAACTGCTCTCTATGAAAATGCAGATAGAAGATGAATTGAGAAGGAGACTGTAGAGATGAACGAACTGCTGAAAGCAAACCCAGACTATGGCACAATCTGGGGAAAGAAATGGATATATCGCGGGAAAATCACCAAGGCGATAGTCATCCTGGAAGATGGCGCAAAAGGTGCTGGATATGAAGCATTAGCGTATCTATACAAATTTTTCGGCGATGGATGCTACATAAACCTCTATCACAAAAAGCATGTCGAATGTGTCGAGACAATGTTGAAAGAGAATAAGAAAAAAGATTCATACGTCATTGTTACACCAGACATCGCCCTACTCGCCCGCCGTAACCTTGACTTTCGACCAGACAACATCTTTTTCTTTAGAGACGGAAAACTGAGACGGGCAGATCAATGCACAGACCGTGCATTGAAAGAAGGCAATGACCTATTCCGTCTGTACATCGCAGGAGAATTTGAAGAATGAGCGGAGGGCATTTCAACTACGCAGAAGGTCGTCTCGAAGACGAGATGTTCGACATTGGTCTAACTTACAACCTGCTTGAAAACAAAGACTATTCAGCAGAAGCCAGAACACGCAACCCTCTGATGGACGAGGACTTGAGTGAGCTTGCCTATGACCTGCTCTGCCTCATCCATTCCTTCGACAACTATGTTTCAGACGACACCAGCGAGGAGACCTACCGAAAGGATGTAGAGTTCTTCAAACGGAAGTGGCTCCGGTAGTAATTTTTTTGCACATAAATACGTAAATGTTACATATTGTTACACCCTTTTTGTTTACTTATGTGTAAATTTTATATATAGTATTTACATAGTCAAACAGCGTTAAGGAGAACAACATGGCACTCATCAAAGCACACATCGGAATCGGGCAGTGGCACCTGCCTCTCTGCGGTAACAAGCAGGGATTTGAAACCCGTATGAATACCGGAGAACCACTTCTGGACTGGTTCAGGGTTTACAACGAAAACCCAAAAAAATGTTGCGCAAACTGCGCAAGAAAAATCAAAAGAATCATGGAACGCAATCCTGAAGCTCTGGCAAAGATGTAATCCAAGAGGGGCGAAAGCCCCTCGAACGTCAAACAAGGAGAGAGGAAATGGAGACGAAGTATTTGACTAAAGAAATGAAAGACAAAATAGAGTCGCACGTACTGAAAGTAGTAGAGTTAATACGCATCAAGAAAGAAGTAGAAGAAAGAGCATAAAAGATTTTCGGCAGACCTGTCAGGGTGGTTTTTAAAAGATAGAATTGGGAGGATTACATGCCAACACCACAGGAAATCAAGGAAGCCCGGCAAACCGCTGGGCTTACGCAGACACAAGCAGCGAACCTGGTCCATGTCAGTCTGAACACATGGCAGAAATGGGAAGGCGGAAGGACAAGGATGAGTGAGACAGCTTGGGAGTTGTTTCTCATAAAGACAAGAAACGAGAGGCAGTAATTACGGAGGGATAAGATGATTTTAGAGTACACTGATTTTACAGACTTCAACGACGAGATTGGTCATCAGAAAAAGGCAGACTGCTATAAATCACTTACTGAAGCGGTTAGTAATAGTGACGTGAAGACTGGTAATTGTACTGTTGTCAAAGCCGGAGAATATTATGCTGTTGTCTGGGCTATCCCTACGTCATACACAACGACAATAGAAAATCTTAAGGACGGCTATCAGCCGAAACCTTTTGAGGTTTGGGATGGAGAGGTTATTGAGGAGAACTGAGATGAGAGTTGAGGTTTATTCAGCTAAAGACGGCAAAGCCGCGATGGGTGTATATATCGATGATGTCGAAATCGCCTGCCCTGTCATTCCGTATGACACAGACGGATGGCTGAAGGACTGGTCAGATGGCGATCTGAACTGTGCTGAAGCGGAACGCAGGGGCATCACGCCTGACGGAGTATCAGCAGTCATTGAACGGAAGATGACTGACATCAGGCAACAGATTATCGATAAGACCAATTTGGATGCGTACGTTCGGGATCAGTTAGAGAGCGTATATGGGAAAGGTACTGAGTATGCCATCATCACCCATGATGGCATGGAACCAGAAGCAGGGTTGATGTACGGTAACGATGAGTGCATTGAGGACTTTGGTGAGCATTATGGAAAGCTGTACACATATTTCCAGCCGCATGACTCATGGATGGTCTATAAGTGCTATTACACCATTCCACAAGGAGAAACGGACTGGAGCAATATCGACTATTCCAGTCCAGAGGATATCGAAATCAGTGATTTCTGGGGATATGAATAAAATGAAGAAAATACTTATAGCAATATTGCTGATATGGACGAGTTCAACTTATGCACAGTCCATGCTTGGATCGTTGCCTGAAAAATATACTACTGACTCTCCATGTCAATACTACCGGTATGGCACAAATGACAAAATCCTGGCTTATTTCGATGTTGATGGTCCAAACGGTGGTGCCTATGCCAAACTTGATGGAAAGGTTGTCAAACTGACTACGGACTATAAAAATGATGTGGAAATTTTCCGTTACAAGAAATACACCATGAAGATGCGCAGGGACGATACTATCAATGATGACCACTACCTCAACACCATAACAGTGCATGGGGATGGCAAAACAGAAGTCATCAAGGTTTATCAGAATTGCGAACCATAAGGAGAAATAATTGAAAAAACTGATTACAGTTGTATTGTTGATGTGCTGTGGCGTTTGTCATGCTCAATACACAAGAGAACAGTATGACTATTGTTTCGCTGTCCAAAATGTAGCTCATATCGCGGCACATGGAAGAGACTATCAGAGATGGTCACCTCAACAAACTTTAGAGGAAACAAAAAAAAGAGGTTTTTACGAACAAGCTAGAAAACATAAAATCAATGTCAAAAAATTAATCAATAGTGTCTATTTTGGAGAATTACGTTGGATTACTCCACAGAATTCCTATAATGTAAATCATGTATGTCTATATCAGTTCAGCGAAAAACATAAACGTATGAAAAGTTACAAACCTCTACGTTAGCTCAAACTCCTCGAACGGCTGGACAATCCAGCAGTTCTCCTCTTCGTTCAGGTACTTGATGTAGTAGTCCGCGTACTGCTCAGAGGTATGCTTCCACCACAGGACGGCTATGTCGATGGATTCCGGTGCATAGCCGTTTTTCAGTTTCTTCTGCGCCTGTTCAATCGTCACACCAGAATCAAGCAGGTCATCCACCAGCAGGACATTCCCTGACAACCTCGATGGGTCGATTGTTGCGATTTCCGAGAAGACCACTTCCCCCGTCTTCTCACCGTTCTTCCGGTAAGACGAAGCAAACATCACCGCTAGAGGCACGCCAAGCATCCTTGAAAGGATGTCCCCTACAAGCATCCCCCCTCTGGCAAGACAGACGATGACATCGTACTGACGTTTCGAGGAGAGAATCTGCCTACCGAGGCGTTCCGACATCTGAGCATATGTGTCGAATGTGATGTGAAGTTTCTTCATGAGTCGTCTAAGAAATAGAGAGAGTCGATGAATTGAAAATTTGGCGATATAAACAGATTTCAGAAGAATTAACTATGGACATATAGATGAGTTCGTGAAATCGCCGTATATCGAAGATTTACGCCATTTTTAAGGATGTTTTATTTCAGGGTTTTCCATGCCTTGACTGTTGCATCATGTCTTGAGGAGCAGTCAGCATATTTGCCTGCCATATCGATGTATGAATCAATCAGTGCGTCCACAGAATCATCAATCGGTTCTGATACTGGCTGGCAAGGTGCTGACAGAGCGGAATCAAGGCTTGGAATGGTTGGCTGTATCAACTGCGGCTTTGATGATACGCATCCGGTCAGCATCAAGGCGGCAAGTGTCAGGCAGAGGATGGTTTTTCTTGGCATTGGTTAGTTCCTTTTTCAGGCTTTCGATGGTCTTGTCAGAGGCGGCTTTCTGTTGTTGGTACTGGACGGCAACCTCGTTAACTGATGTCTGGAGCTTCTTTTCCAGCTCACGGTTCGCCTGTAATCCAAGATTTACCTGTTCGGCATAGTCCGCCCTGACAGCATTCAGTTCACGCTGTTTGTACAGTGCTCCGCCGATGAAACCGACAACCAGCAATGCGATACAGATTCCAGTTTTCCAGTAAAGGTTCATTTTTTATCTCGACGACATTGATGTCGTTGACATCCGTTTTTTAATTTAAATTCAATAAACTATTGCAAAATCTGCAACGGTTCATGTGTACGAAAATCCCGTACAGTTCAATTCCCTCGAATTCGCTGGAATATCAGTTTGAAACTACTTGTTTGACGTTCAAAAAAGCCGTTTTGTGATTCACAAACCGCATTGTCGCTCAAAGATGGTTGGCAAACTCACTAACAACTCGCTAAAAAACCGCCTGAACTCACTAAAAACTGCCTACAACTAGATAATCAACTCGCTAATCAACTCACTAATTTAGAGAGTTCAGTTGTTGCATAATCTGCAACAGTTCAATTCCAGCGGATTCGCTGGAATTAAGTTTTGCTTTTTCAAACAAGTCGTATCAGAACAGTAAAAAGTGAAATTGCCGTTGTCACCTTGCGCTGGACCGAAGACAGGCTTGAATGTTCCCTTCTGTCCAAACTTGAATCCGCTTTCCTCTATCATCTTCTCAAGCTCTTTCAAGCGTTCAGATTTATTTTCAGTTATCGCTTGTTTGTTTTTTTCCATGCCCCATTCCCTGTATTTCATATAAATTCAGTTATCCGGAATTTCCGGAATACTCATTTGATTTCTTTGATATGACTGATATGCCAGCCACCATCCCAGCCAACGCATCCTGCAATGAAATCCCACACCGCACCGACAGCATCCAGCAGCCAGACAGGACTATACCAATCGTCTGCGATATCAATCCCAAGTCCGTCATCATAAAAGTTGAAACGGATGGGAACGCATCCACAGAAAAAACCTCGATACTTGTATTCCATATCAATTCAGTTCTTAAATTTTTTTTACATACTCGGTTTGATATCCCAATACCATTTTCGTGAGGTCACGAAAATGGTCAAATCTTCTTGATTTTCCCAAGGCACAACAGCCGCTCACGTTGCCTGCGCTTCAGCAGGATGGGCTTGCCACCGGCATACTTCCACAGAAGAAAGGCATCGCATGATTCCTTGTAACGCCTCTGATTCAGCCGCCGGAGAACAGTGCTTTTCTTGTAGTTTCCAATCCCGATATTCCACGCAAGAAGCATGTTGGCATCCCATTCGTACTGATGAACGGGGACCTTAATCAGTGCTTTCAGCTTTACTGCCCGCTGGTCAAGTTCCTGCTCAGTCATCTTGTCCGACTGCTCTTGTGTGATGGTCATACCGGGTTTCACGTCTTTGGTCACACCACGAGAAATCGTCCAGACACCGACAGCGTCCTTGTATGCCTTCAGCTCATCGCCCTCTAACGTGGTAAGACAGCCGATAAGGACAGCTCCTGCCGTCACAATAGCGGCTGTTGTTTTGCGTAAATCAGCCATCAGAACCACCCCAAATCACGCAACGCCAGGTACAGCGTAACCAAAGCCGGAATGCCCGTGACAATCGCCGTCACCATCCATTTGACAGTCTTGCCCTGCGTGAGCAGGGAATCCAGTTTCTTGCTGTTCTCAACCGTCAGGTCATGCGTCCTGTTCTGGCTGGTACACAGCTTTTCCAAAAGCGCATCCTGCCTGACATTGTGCTGTTCCAGATTGCCGATACGGTCACCGTGCGAATCAAGACGGCGGTCATGGTTGTCCAGCCTTGTTTCGGCGGCTACCAGCCTTTCAACGACTTCCATCAATCAGCCTCCCCATCAAAAAAGCCGCTTTGTTCAGCGGCTTTCGGGAGTTTGATTTCAATCTCTAGGGCTTGGACTTCTTCGACTGTTTTAAGGGTGTCCAGAACATCCTCTAACCGTTGTCGGCATCCAATCACATATCCAGATAATGCGGAAAACGCCCTGCGCTTGACGATAACCCTGTCACAGAGGTCAACCAGTTCAATTCCCCTTGCTTGGGCAAGCGCAGACAAAAGAGGAGCATCAGATGGGTTTCCGGAAGCAAGGTATTTTTCAACCTCACCAATCTGCTGGTCGAACGTAAGGACTTCCGACTGCGGGTAGCTGGATACGGCTGTGTCCAGGATGACGTCGCATTGGGCGTTAATCTCTGCGAGTTTGGCTGCCTTGGCTTCTGCAAGGGTTACATCAGGAATGGCGACAACCTCATAGAAACTGCCTTTGTCTTCAATCCTGCCCTGCTGGGACTCATTGCACCATCTTGCGGCTTCTGAATACAGTTTCAGGGCTTCTTCATTGAGCGCACCTGATGCGTCTTTGATGAATCTTGTTCCAATCATTTTTATTCTCCTTAGACACCGATGGCAATCCAGCCGATATAAGACGCAGATTCACGTCCTGTTGCGGTAAATCCGGTTGTGGATAGGTTGGCAATTCTCTTAGAGTAGTCGCCGCCCGTGTGACCTAATGTCACTGATGGATTTTTTGTGAAAGGCGTGCTGAACGTAACATCACCATTGGCAGACAGGACACCCCATTGGAGAATCAACCCGCTGGCAAGTTTCACATAACCTGTCTGGTTGACGGTCTGGTTTGTAATCCTCACCAGACCAGCCGCAGATGCACTGTTCATTGAACATTTTGTGATGGTGCCGGAACTCATATAGACGGGTTCGTTGGCTGAACCGACTGTAGAGCCGCTTGCTGTGACAACACCGTTGGCATTGGTATAGACCGGTTTTGTACCAGAACCAACAGATTTAGGAATGCAGTCCTTGACGTAGGCAGTGGTGGCGATTTTTGTGGAATCGTCTGTCTGTGCAGGTGTTGGGGCTTCAGTAAAATAGTTACCACTGGAATCGCAACCAATTCCCAATCGACCATAAGTTGCAGTAGCCCCTTGCTTTGTTATCAGAAACAGTATTTCTTGTTTGCCATCTGTCGAGTGACTATATTCAACCTTAGCAACCCGTTGACCATTCTTATCTTGGATGGTGATTCCTGGGAACCTGTTTGCAGATGGTGCAGTTCCATGAATGATGTCGCTGGCTCTCAAGTACATTGCTGGAGCGACAGTGTTCAGAAGATAGAAATTTGCACCATTCCAGTTGAGGTTGCCAGAAGCATCACCATACAGCGCATAGCTGTTTTTACCAGCCCTGATGTAGAAAGAACCTTTTGCTGAATTGGTGCCATCTGAAGGATACAGGGAGATGCTTGGGGATGTGTTCCAGCCTGTCCCAGAATAAAGGCCAAAGGTGTCACCAGTGTTGTTTGGGGAGTAGATGGTCTTGTTTGTCAGGGTGAAGTCCAGATAGCCTGACATGTTGTAGTAGAAACCACTGCCATCAAGATACCTGTTGACTGTGACTCCACCGGGCGCATCATTGTTCTGGTCACTGACACCCAATGTCGCATAATTTGCATTTGCATTCGCACCGATACGGATACCACCGATACGGTATGAACCACTGCTGTGGTATGCCATGATGTCACGGTATGAGCCATTCTGCTCAAGACCAGTCAACCTGATTGATTCGCCAGCAACACTTGACCTGATTTGCGCACTCATGGTCAGGATGCCGGTCATTGTGCCGCCACCCTTGTTCAGGTCTGATTCGGAATCATCAGAATAAATGACCGTGCCACTTGGCAATGCAGTTGAACCATCAGCACTTCTACCGGAATAGAAATTCAGGAATGGGTAGTGTTTCTGTCCATCTGATGTTGACAGCACAACAAACTGGTATGCCTGATAGCTATTAGGGCATCTGCACCACAGTTCAAATACTGTGTTGGAACCTGAAGTGCGGTAAACCAGTGCAAAGTCAGTGTTTACAAAAGAATTGGCTTTTGAAAGCCATTTCAGTGATGTCTGGGCTGTATTGATAGTTGTGGCATTGGCTTCAGCTCTCAATCTCAGCTCAAGAATGCCTGTTTTCAGTACATTGATTGAAGTGCATTCCCTGACAAGCAGAACAGCGTTTCTTGTCCAGTAGCCACCATTGCAGATGACATCAGCGACCTTGAACCAGACCTTGCCGCTGGCAACAGCGTTCAACTGACCATTTACTGAGACAGCATTCTTTGCGGTGTTGACATTGTTATTCAGGAAATCATAGGTGATGATGTCTTGATTCGATGGTGATTCCCTTGTTGATGGTGCATTGGCATATGCCAGCCCATCCGCACCCCAACCAACATACAGACCTGTATACGCATTTGTCGTTCCAGCCTTAAGGACATTTATTGATGTAAAAGTTTCACCGCTCGGTCTTTTTGTCGCAGTGAAGGCGGCAACCCTCTGACCATTCTTGTCGTTGTATTGGACAACGACTCTTGAAACATCCGATGTCGGATTTGTGTCGTACGTCAGGTTGGTGTCGTTATAGATGTATGCTATTGCATGATTGCCATCAACAACAACAGACCTAGTTGACAGCAGTCTGTTGATGCCATTTTTATTATCAGTCGATGGGTCTAAAACAAAATCTACAGTCCCCGTGTTTGCTTGTGCATAGAGTCTTGCATGACCTGCCTGTAAGAAAGTATCGCCATTGAACGTTCTGTTACCAGTCTGACTTGAACCATGCAATTCAAGAAGTGCACCAGTGGTACTGGTTTTTCCTCCATTTATCTGTAGCCAAGAATCGTCAACAGCCCGATACATCGGGATTGTGGTGTACTTCGGGATTGATGCCTGCGTAATCTGTCCAACATTGGCAAGATGTGAACTGTGATAATACGAAACAGAATGGTCTAATGGTGGAGGATCATTCGAGAAAGCAAATGCCCTGTTGACATCATAGTGGAAATAGATGCCATTGACCGTCCAAAGATTGGCAGTATTGTTCTCACCACCTGCGGCTGGCTTGTTTGTTCCTCTTGGGTTTGCAATGCGGAAACCTGCAATGATATCCTGAGAGCCGTTCAACTGGTATGCACCATACTGAACAATGTCGCCAGTATTGGTTGTCTGTGCAGGATTCTTCTGCAAGATTGCCATCCAAGCTTCATGCTGTGCTGTGGCGGCGGCATCAATATTGATGCCGTTGGCTTGCTTGTAATATCTTGCATTTGTAGAAACAGTCAAAGTACCAGTCAACGTACCACCAGCCAATGGAAGGTAATCACCGAATGATTTTCCTGCGGCTTTCAGAACCCCATCTTCAAGATAGACCGGAACGTTTGACGAACCGACATCAGCATCAGATGCGGTCAGCACGCCGTTTGAATTGGTGTAGGTCAGCTTCGTAGATGAACCGATGGATTTCGGCAGGCAGTCCTTGACGTATGCCGTTGTGGCAATCTGAGTACTGTCTGTGGATGCGGCAGGGACAGTACCAGACCATGTAAGTGTGCCGTCTGGTTTTGCGAGGAGCTGACAGTACTTGGATGAGACTGTGCCGGTCGTCAGCAGGAATGCGCCGGGATTGGTTGAACGTGATGCACCATAAAGCTCCAACCGCCCTCCGTTTGCGGCGGCAGTTCCCCCAAGGATTGACAGATTGCCGTTGTTAACAGACCGTTTGATGATGTTTTCGACATTGGCTGTGATTGTGCCAGTCATCGTCCCGCCAGCCAACGGCAGATAATTTCCGAATTGTGCAAGGAAATTTACCCAGTTTGTTCCACCGTTGTCTGGATCGGTGGCATTCCCATCAACGGTATTGCGCCAGATGGTTTCGTTATCTGTGGACAGGACAAGTGCGCCTTTCGGATAACCGCCGATAGAGGACGCAAATGCACTGTTGTACTTGAAAGGCGTACCGCTCTGAAGGTATTGCAGAATCAGGGTCACTTTATTGAGGATGCCATTCATATCCTGACCGCGAGGAGGAACGCCTCCTTGCGCAATCTGTTTCATGGTCTCCGGCGGGAAACCCTGTTCCCAAGACGCATTCCCAACCCCAGAATCATCATTGTTCGGGATTGTATTGGTTTTAAGCCCTGAATTGGAAAAAGGAATGTTGATGAAAAGAGGTTGAGCGATAGCCATAGATTACACCTTGATGCAGTAGATTTCGTTGATGCCCAAAGGCTTGACCGTGATGTTCGGGACGTTGAATGTTGTAGAGCCGTCCCCTGCCCCGTATTTAGTTCCGATTGCAGAAAACAGGGATGATTGAAGCGTCCTTGAAACCGCCTGACCGTTACAGAGAAGGTCGTCACCCGGTGGGACAGAACCGCCGTAGGCATAGATTGTTCCGGTCTTCATGGCGTTTTCTGCGCCATCGATGCGGACAATATCCGTTCCGTTGCAGGCGATGATGGATTTGCCGTTCTCGATGACAACACCGGCACCGGAACTTGGCTTGAATGTCAGGTTGTAATTCCCAGATGTTACGGAACTCATCACCGTCCAAATCTGGATGAAAGGCGGGAATGTGACGGTAACGTTGTTTGTCAGCGTTCCTGATACTTCAATGATTGGATGAGCCGCCTGCGCCCTTGTCATGGTGATGTTCGCACCGGCAACCGTGAAAGATGCCTTACCGGTATCCAATGGATGCCAACCATCCTGTGTTTCTGGATTGTTCGTGTTTCCGTCTGTATCAGACACCCAGATGCCGGACTCATCGTTCTGGAGCAGTAAGGCTCCTTTGTTATATCCAGAAATAGCGGACGCAAACGAGGAATCGAACTTGAACAGCATTCCTGCCTGCGTATATTGGATGGCTTTTGACAGTGCATAAAGGATGCCGTTCATGTCCCTTCCCTTCGGCGGTTTGCCACCAGCCGATTTCGGGGTCATTGTCACCTCTGGGAAGCCATCCGTATAGGATGCCTGGTTATCATCGTCCCCAGCAGAAACAGCAGTCGGAATGGTGTTCTTGCTGCCGGAATTGGCAAACGGGATTGTAATTTTGTCAGGTGCGTCAAGAGACATCGATATTCTCCTCGTTGAAGTATGGAGCAACGTTGAAAGGCTGGAATTCAGAACCCTTGAAGCCGAAGTACAGGTCTCCGGTCAGGTATTGCAGGTTGACATGGACACCGCCTGGATGCGGGACAATGCCGCTGTTCAGGATGGCGATTTCATAAGCCTTGAGCGGAAAGGCGAAGACGATACGGATTTCCATATCTCCAAGGTCAACGACATAAACCCTTCCACGGTCACCGAACAGGGTCATCAGCATCATATTGAGGTTCGGGACTGTTGGCATATTGAGGTTGGCGAACGCCTTCATCTTGATAAGCAGGCGGTAGGATTCATCATCAAGACGGTAGTTGTAAGTTGCCCCCTCTGACTCAAAGAATGTCCCTTCATCGAACGGGTACAGTTCCCCTTCTTCAAAACCGAAGTTTTCCTGTTCGACAGTCATCTTGAGGAATCGTGTCTGCCCGACAATCCTGCCCCACATATCCAACCAGATTCCCCTTGCGGTACTGACGTTATAGGCAATGTCATACCAAGCATTGAAGGCATCTTCTGTTGCGAAATAACGGGCAAAGTTCTTCCTGAGCCGGGTTATCACCGGACCGGTGTACTGCTTCATGGAAACTCCTTATTCGACCAGATTGACCGTAATCTGGTTTGCTGACAGGACAGGAACCTGGTCTATTCCAAGCTGCATCATGGTGGTGGAAGCGTTGACGGAGGAACCAACGTAGATAGAAAGGATGTTGATATAGTCTGAAATGTCAGAAACGGCACCATAATAGGTTGATGCGTAGATTGTCCCGCCTATTCTTGCCCTGCCGGCAGTTCCTTCCCCTGCCATCACCGAAATGACTGCCGCCTGCGTCTGCTCAACGACATCCGCCGGAAGGTTGTCATTCATCGCGATGTTTACGACGAAATAAACAGGCGTGGAAGTCGGGCGGTTGAAGCGGATATCGTAGGTGGGGTACGGATAGACATAAGATGAGGTGTCCTGAACCGTTACAACGGTATTCCCGTTCATATTGGAGCCGGCGTTTTTCCGAAGGTAGATGGTTTCAGCGATATCCCTGTCTGCGCCACCGACAACCGCCACATAAATGGAATGCGGGGCAAGGGTGTAATTTGTCGTTCCTACCACAACCGGAAGATTTGTCGTATTCTCTGTGACATAGACATCCAGAACGCCATCGAGTGATGCGACAGAACCATGTAATGCGGCGATTGAACCAGAAGCATTCTGGGCAACGGAATCATATCTCCGCTGTTCAAACGCCCTGTCTGTTTCTTCATCCAGACCGATGACACCAGCCGCTTGGTTCGTGATGGCATCCCATCCATCAACAGCCGCATAGATATGCGTCAATGAATTTGCCGGACAGGGTATTGCCCCCAAAGTCTGATTGACGAATTCCACTTCAACCGTCCCACCATCACCGAACCTCGCATCACCGGATGAGGCATAGACATAGCCATCATCATCGCGGGCAAGCGATCCAGCCTGAAGGACATAACCTGGAACGCCTGTACAGAGTGCCGTTACAGTGGTTGCGGTCGCCTTTTTCCGCTGGATGAAGTAAATCTGCGCAAGGGCATCCAGCCACCTTCCCTTCGCGGAAGACGGGTCAAGCATTGCCGTCAGATACGCAAAAGCCGCATTTTTCAAGGCAATGTTATAAGTGATGTCAGCCGCAAGGAGTCCCTGTGGTGTTCCGACATTCTGGATGTTGAGATTCCCACCGAATGCATCATTGAAGTCCTGCAATACGCCAGCAAGCACCTCTGCCACTTCCGGGATGGTCAGTCCCTGCGGCGTGATGGAAATATCTGGGACATTGGTTTCCAAGTCTGCCATGGTTTTCCTTAAATGTTCATTGAGAAGGTTTCGCCTGATTCGAGGCTGATTTGGATTTCGCCTGTCAGATGGCGGTCTTTGAAATCGAGGACGACATTAGCCGTATCCACTTCCGGGACACCCTCTGCCGCCGACTTGAACCAGCTAATCAGCTTTGCAGGTGGAGGCAGTTCCCCAAGGATGGAAGGTTCGTACGGGATACCTTTCGAAGTGTCGTAACGCGCCTCTCCGTGCCACAAAAGGCACTCAGAAGCAACGTCCTGTGCGACTGCGTATGGAGAACTGGCAACTGCGATATTGGAATAGGAATCAACAACCAAATCCCAAGTTTCAGGGTCTAGATAAAGTGTATCCATAGAAAATCCGATGCCCTCACCTTACCCCTAGCGCGGCGGCGACGACCGTTTTCAGGGCAAGGGAGAGCAAAACCTAATCAAGCATGATTGAGCAGACGTACATAGCACGTTGTCTGCCTTTCCAGACATCTTCTGGTTTGTCCCAGCGGAACAGCTTCCACCCAAACTTGCATTTAAGCCTGATGCCAAAGACCGAGAACTTGTCCCGATAGCAGAAATACCCGTCATCTGTTGTGATGCGGGTCACCTCGTCCTTGTTATAGTAAGCCTTGAAAGTGCCTATCCAGCATCCAAGGACATAGTGGTTGAACCCGTAGATGGGATTCCGGAAAATCCACCGTACCCGTGACCAGTAAACCTGCCACTTGGAATCAGGATTTATTTTCCAGTAATGGTTGTTCCGGTGTCCGGCATCCAAGTCCGTGTCATGTGTCATCAGCAAATAAAAAAGCCCCCAAAGGACGGGGACTTTCTTTCTATCTGAGTACTGCGTCTCTCGATAGACCGTGAACAACGGAAGTATCGGGCAAATCAACCATGTTATTAACGTCAGTGAGATGGATATCGGGGCAAATAAGATTGCCTTGAAAATTTTCATGTTTATTCTGCGTTATCCGGCGATAGACGGCGATTTTTAAAATCAGATGCAAGGTACATCGTCAATAAGAAAAAACGTCTTAAAACGGCATTTTCTTGAATGGTCGACTCTATACAGGCTCATCCGTCCTGCTGCTACCTCTGGACACGCCAGGATGAACATGGGTTTCAAGGACGATGCCGTTAGAACTGATTTCGCCGCCAGTGTTCTTGATGCCACCAACGAATGTTGCAGTCTGCCCTGCCCTACCTGTCTGAGTCAGGTTGCCATGTACTTCAATCAGCGGGGCATCCAAGACAATCTTCTGGGTTGCCTTGACGTTGATTTCGCCGTCTGCCTTGATATAGACCCATTGGGTCGGCGCACGGTTCAGCACCCCGCCGATGTACATGGCATCCGAAACGGAATACATGCGCCTTGAGGATGGTGGTGACATGGATTTGGCGTTTTTCACACCGGAGATGTCCCTCGATGCAAATACAGCGATACCGATGTCACCCGGTTCTGGGTCAACGATGAAAGCATTGTGACCGCCTTGGATGCGGCAGTACGGGACATTGGTCAGGACTGCCGGATTGACTGGTTCACCTGAAACCTTCAGTTGGGTGACAAGCGGCTGGACATTGACGACCCCGACAGGGGATGTCCCTGTGCCGTTCACTGCAACAACCTTGACCGGCAGTGCGGTATTCATCTGGGACAGTACAGAACGCATCTTATAGACGAAACTGGCATAATCGTTTGCGTCCTTCAGTTCGTTCCATGTCGAATCGAAATCTTTTGAATCAGTCATTTTCAAACGCGGTGTCTGAATAAATCAGGAAAAAACGGGTATTCCATTCCTTCCAGTCCGGATCGCTTGTCCCCTGCTTGTCAACACTGGCGACATCGCCGATGAACGGCAGATAGTCATATTTCTTGAGAGGGATACGGTCAACCATCAGGGTGTTGGCAAAGACAAGTTCCCCGTCAATTGACAGGGACAGGTATTGCCGTCCGTCCATCTCCCGCAGGAAAAAGGAACAGTTCTGCCCGTTGAGGACGGCATTGACCTTCTGGTTCGGGACTGCGCTGATTGGGATAACGTATTGCGTCATATCTTGTACTGCTGTGCTGAAGAGGAGACATTGGATGTAAGCGTCTTGATAGCTGCGTTTCCATCCGTACCGGTGCTTTCTGTCCGTCCCGAGGTCTTGAAAACCCCCTGTACATTTTCCTTTGTGGTTGTCTGTGTCGGGTCTGTCTTCTTTTCCATGGTTGTAGGGACGGCATCTGCATCATCTGTATTCGCCGTATCTGCCTTGTTCTGTTCCTGGTTGTAGTACTGTGTCGGGGCTTCCCGTATTTCACGGAACCAGCAGTCAGCAATAATCAAGTCATCGCCTGATTTTTCCCGCGAACGTTCGATGCTGTATCTGGTCAGGGTAACGTTCGCCCAGACACATTCCGGCATCAGGATGTCATAGACCTTCGCTTGTTTTACCGCTGTCTTAAGGAATGTAATCAGGGTATCCCGTTCTGTTGAACTTCCCCCCTTCGTGATACGGATTGGAATCTCAAACGGTTGGGCGATTTTGTTATAGGTTGCGAAACCGCCAGTCTGGATACGGTAGTCAGGGACACTGGATTCCTCGGAGACAGTCATTTCAAGGACGGAATCCTTCTGGACGGCAAGCAGGACAGAAGAACCCGCTTCATAGATTCCCCAGACAGGCTCAAGGCCAAACAATTGCCATAATGATGACTGTACACGGGAAAGTATGGTATTCAGGATGGCTTTTCCGCCCGCTATCTTCGGCAGGGAAGGTAATCCGAACAGACTCATTGATTTTCACCTTTCTGACTTGCTTCTGGCATCCATCCAAGTACCAATTCCGATATCCATTGTCCATCGGGGGACTCCGAATCAATGTGATGCGAAACTTCCCTGATAAGGTAGTTGCCGTTCAGGATGGACTGTTCCTTGTTTGCAAACAGTTTCACTTGATTGAACATCCAGTATTGAGGGTTGAAAAGGCATTTGACATTAACCGTTTCACCCATCACCGGATAACCTACAAGACCGCTTGCCTCATGGATTTCAATGGTTGCCGCCTTGCGGGGTGTCCCCCTCTTGCAGATGATGAGAATGTTCCCGACAGCCGTATCATTGCTGATGGACCCCTGACTGCGGTATGCCCAGTCAATCTGGGCAGCATTCGCCGTCATCTCGATGGCTTCAATGGCTGAACCCTGCACGGTGTGGTCGCGCAGTATGAAGGAATCATCAACGCCGTTGACCTCAAGGCTTGCCCCGCACTGCCCCGCAAGGTATTTCATGATGTCAACGACCTTCGCCGCACCTGCGAACGTTTTTGGTGTAATGACCAACGACTGTTTTTGTTGGATTTCAGACGCAGAGATACGGACAGGCACATCAGGAACACTGTTGAAGTCTGCCAAAGCATTGATGATTTCACCGTTGAATAGGGTGTACCGTGTCGGGTCTGCTGATGTATAGATTTCAATCCGTATCTGGTTGAACCGGTTAGCCCATGGAGCCGCAATATTCTTCATGCCGATAATGCGCCTTAATACATCACTCGATAACCCGAATATCTCAGCCTCAAGTTGATTGAAACCTTCCCCGCCTGCCTTTATCTTTGCGGAAACCCTTAGTCCTGAAAGTTTCAGTACAGAGTTTTTTCCATCAAAGGAACTGGATGCCAGTGTCAGGGTGACATCGATATAACGTTGAACAAACGTCCTCATAATGTCGCCCTCGCCAACCTTCGGGAAACCGTATCAACACCCTGACTGGTCTTGTCGGCAACCTGTTTCGGATTGCTGTTTCCACGGGCATCAACATTCACATGGTTCGTAACATTGATTGTCTTGGAATTGTTGATATAGGTAACCTGCTTGGCACCAGCAGGATAAGCGGAACCAATTCCAGCCATGGCAGGTTGCATCCTGAAATCCGGCATCTTCAATCCGCCAAGGTCCGGCATCTTGAAACCTTCTGGAATTCCAATCCTGTCCTTGATGTTCCCAAAAACCCCTCCAATCATATTCCCAGCACGGGTGATGAGGTTTTCAAGGAAACTGCGTGGCGGTTTCCGTTCTGGCTGGACTGTGGGCTGTTCTGGAACTGGCTGGGTTGGAACTTGTGCCGTCTGCACCGATGGTTGAACAGGCTGTCTGCTCGGCTGGACAGATGGTCGCCTCGTATCATAAGCACCTGGTTTTGCCAGAGATGCCATGTTCACGCCATAGAGCCTTGCCCTCTGCTGGCTCCGCATCCGGTACCACTTGGCATATTCCATTGTCTGGACACCGACACTGTCTCTGCGGTTGGTGTTGTAGTTCCATTTCGCAGATTGCGTGACCATCATCTTTCCGGTACGCGGGTCACGATAGGTAT